CCGCAGAAGCAGGCGGTAGCGGCGGCTCTGGAAACGAAGAGGACGGCGGAAAAGAAGGCCGGCAAGAAGCCTTCTTCAAAGCCTAAGCGCATGGCTGACGGCGGCGTGGTCCGTGGTTTCAGCCCTATTGCGCGTCCGCAGCGGTTCAAGGGCGTTTTCTAGGGTCTAGTAGCCTTATGGACGGCGCGATTGACATAAGGTTACTCACCACGATTGGTGGCATCTTGTTCAGCGTGGCCGGTGCGGCCGCTATGGGTAAGCTACAACTAAAAGTGTTGCAGGACACCCTGCATGACCTTGAACAGCGTACTAGAGGGATAGACAAGCGCATTGACATGCTTGAGAACGCTGAAAGTGTTATCAAGCAAAGGCTGGATATCCTTTCTAAGATGAACAGTCCCGAGAACCTTCGTCGGGACCACATGCAGATGGCGACTATCCTGTCCGAACTTAACTACTTGAAAAGCGAGACAGAGCGCCTTCACAAGATACATAATGGCGTTCATCCGCCGGTCTCAGACACGAGGAAAGCCCCATGAGCGATGAACATATTCCGGATAAGGCCGCTTATCAGGTCAATAGGCGGCGCATGTGTTGGACTGCGCTAGGCATGATGATCGCCGTCGTGGGCGCTGTTTTGGCTGACCCGCAGCGTTACGCTGGTGCTGAGATCGCTCCTATCTTCTACGGTCTTAGCGGCCTTGTAGCTGTCTATTTCGGTGCTACTAGCTACCAACAGGCCAAGAAATGATATCCCTCCTCGGCACCTTACTTGGTTTTGGCACGAGTATCGTTCCTGAGATTCTCGGGTATTTCAAACAGCGGCAGGCCAATCAGCAAGAATTGGCTATGATTGAGGCCAAGGCCAAGTACGCGGAGCGCTTGTCAGAACTGAAGTTAAAGGAGCTAGATGCTCAGGCGGATATTGCCGAGGCGTCGAGCATATACCAGCATGATCAATCTTTGGACTCTGGAGCTTTTGTCAACGCTCTCCGGGGCTCTGTGCGCCCTGTCCTTACTTACGCCTTCTTTGTGTTGTTTGCGACGATCAAGGGCGTCACGCTGTACACAATGGTGACTACGGAGGGTATGGACCTGTCCGCCGGCATGCTCGCCATTTGGGACGACGAGACGCAGGCGGTCTTCTCGGCCATTATTGCTTTTTGGTTCGGTAACAGGGCTATGTCTAAGGCACGGGCGAGAAATGGTTCGAGACCTAGTTGAGCGGCTCCGCGATGAGTTGGCGGCGGACGAGGGCGTCGTCTACGAAGTCTATCTGGACCATTTGTCTCTTCCTACCTTTGGTATTGGCCATCTCGTCCGTCCTACTGATCCGGAGTATGGGCAGCCCGTCGGCACGCCGGTTAGCGAAGAAAGAGTGAACGCCTGCTTCTTTGACGACATCGAGACGACGCTCTCCGACTGCGAAATTTTGTACAGCAACTTCAACGACATACCGGACGACGCCCAGCTTGTTCTGGCTAATATGATGTTTAATCTGGGCCGTCCCCGGCTATCCAAGTTCAAAGCGCTCAGGGCTGCCGTGGAGGCCGAAGATTGGGCGTGTGCGGCGGACGAGATGGTTGATAGCCGCTGGTATCGGCAGGTCCCGAATAGAGCCCAGCGGCTAGTCAACCGTATGCGCCTAATCGCATAAAGAATAAACAGATTTTTCGTGACACGGCATATCGGACATGTTAGGAAGCAATGCAATGTTATATCATTGCATCGTCACAACCTTATCGGAAACCAAGTGGTGCCGCCGTGGACGAGATATTCTTTGCAGAAGCAACCCTACGGATCATCCGAGAAAGGAGGCAAATTGTAGTTGACGTGTTGCAGTACAACAACGTCAAGAATATGGAGCACTATCGTGAACTCATGGGAAATCTAGAAGCCCTAGATCACGTGGAACAGGAACTCAAGAGCCTGCTAGACAAACAGGAGCAAAGCAGTGGCTAAAGCGCAAAAGATTGACTTGAAATTGGCTAAAGAGGGGGTCGCTAGCCTCTCTTCCGTTTACGGGAAAAAGGAAGATACTGTCCTGAAGCCCGAATCCATTGGAAAATCCCTCCTAGACAGGATGCCCGACCCGACCGGCTGGCGCATCCTCATTCTTCCGTATCGAGGAAAAGGACAGACGGAAGGTGGCATCTACCTTCCCGACCAGACTGTCGAGGAAAATCAGGTTTCCACGCAGGTTGGTTACGTCCTGAAGGTCGGCCCGCTGGCCTACAAGGACCCGGACAAGTTTCCGGGAGGCCCGTGGTGCGCGGCCAAAGACTGGGTGATGTTCGCCCGTTACGCCGGGTCCCGCTTCAAGATTGACGGCGGGGAAGTCCGAATTCTCAACGACGATGAGATTTTGGCCCGGATTCTCGACCCTGAAGACGTACTACACATCTAGGAGGCAAAAATGAGCGATATTGAAGATCGGGACGACGATTTCACGCCGGACGAAGAGGCGGGTGCAGAAATCGAGATTGAGGCGGCTGCGGAACCTGCCGTGGAGATCGAGGAAGACGGCGGTAGCGACCAGTTTGCTAAGGCCGAGACGGCAACGCAGAAGCGTATTGATCGTCTGACCAAGAAGATGCGGACGGCTGAACGGGAGCGCGAAGAGGCTATTCGCTATGCCCAGCAGGTTCAGGAAGAGGCGCGAGCCCTCCGTTCCCGCATGGAGGCTCTGGATAATAATTATATCAGCGAGTACAGCACTCGCGTCCAGACGCAGATGGGCACGGCGGAGCAGGAACTGGCTCGGGCTATCGAGATCGGCGACACCAAGAGCATCATCGATGCCCAGCGCAAGCTAACCCAGCTTACGTTGGAAGATGAGCGTGCTCGGCAAGCCAAGTTCCAGCAGGACCGTTATTCGGAATCTCAGAAACAGGCGGCGCAGCAGCACTACATCCAGCAGCGCCAACAGCAAGCTCCGAAGCGGCCTGACCCTAAAGCAGAAATGTGGGCGCAAAAGAACTCGTGGTTTGGCCAAGACGAGGCTATGACCTATGCGGCCTTCGGTATTCACAAGAAGTTGGTGGAGAACGAAGGATTTGACCCACGCTCGGATGATTACTATACTGAACTTGATCGGCGTATGTCGGAAGAGTTTCCGCATAAGCTGAAGAGTGATGGAGGACGACGGGCCGCTCAGACCGTTGCTTCTGTTTCAAGACAAGGTTCTGGGCGCAGTAGTGGGAAAAGGGTTAGACTCACCCCTAGCCAGATAGCGATATCGAAAAAATTGGGTGTGCCGCTTGAAGAATACGCGAAATACGTGAAGGAGTAGGAAGATGGCTGATATGGAAAACGAAATGTCGGTTGATCGCTCTCCTCGCGCTAAGACTACGCGGGAACGCACGGCGCGGCGTAAGCCGTGGGCTCCCCCGTCTATGCTAGAAGCACCGCCCGCTCCGGACGGTTACAAGCATCGCTGGATTCGCGCAGAAGCTCGTGGTTTTGATGATCGAAAGAACGTCAGTGCCAAGATGCGTGAAGGCTGGGAGCTTGTCCGTGCCGATGAATATCCGGACTTCCAAGCTCCGGTAATCGAATCGGGTAAATACGAAGGTGTCTTTGGTGTAGGCGGTCTTGTTCTTGCTCGTATGCCGGAAGAGACTATCGCAGAACGGACGGATTATTTCCGTAACCGCAGCCGCGACCAGATGCAGGCCGTGGATTCCGACATGATGCGTGAGAACGCACATTCGACCATGACGATCTCTAATCCAGATCGTCAATCTCGTGTAACCTTCGGCGGCCCACGGAAGTAGTGGCCGCCCCAATAGGAGAAAGCAGCTATGGCAAATCAGAATACTGCCTACGGCCTTCGTCCTATCGGGCTCGTTGGCAGTGCGGCCAATTCTACTGGTGTGACCCAGTACGAAATCGCCTCCAACAACACCAATGTTATCTACCAGTATGAGATTTGCGTTCCGACTTCGGCGGGCGTCATTGATCAGGCTGGTGATACGGCCGGCGGTACGACGCAGGCTCTTGGTGTCCTGATGGGCGTTGAGTATCAGGACTCGGTTCAGAAAAAGCCGGTCTTCCTTAACTACTGGCCCGGTTCGGGCAGCGTCAGCGTTGACACCAACTATCCGGTGAAGGCGTTTGTCGCGGACAACCCGAATCAGCTCTTCAAAGTCGCCAGCAATGCCTCGCTGACCGACCGTGCGACTGCTCTGGCGACTGTGTTCGCCAATGCTTCGCTCGGCACCTCGGCCCGTTCGGGTTCGAGCGGCACCGGCAGTTCTACTGCGACTCTGAGTGTGGCGTCGGTTGCGACGACGGCGACCCTGCCGCTTCGCATCGTCGGCATTATGGATGATGTTGCGAACAGCGATTACACGGCAGCGGGTATCCCGTTGATCGTTCGTCTGAACGCTCATTTCAACGCGGGCTCGCGGCGGTTTGATTCTCAGACCACCGCCGACTCGACCGGCATTTAAGGAGGGCGCTTAGATGGCTATCTCTCGCGCACAGCTTGCGAAAGAGCTTGAACCCGGCCTGAATGCGCTGTTCGGGCTTGAGTATAACCGTTACGAAAACGAGCATGCGGAAATCTTCGATGAAGAGTCTTCGGACCGCGCATTTGAAGAAGAAGTGATGCTTGGGGGCTTCTCTACGGCCCCGGTCAAGAGCGAAGGGGGTGCTATCTCGTTTGATGACGCGCAGGAAACCTACACTGCCCGTTATACGCACGAGACCATCGCTCTGGCGTTTTCGATCACTGAAGAAGCCATTGAGGACAATCTCTATGATCGTCTGGCCGCGCGTTACACCAAGGCGCTGGCTCGCTCGATGGCGCAGACCAAGCAGATCAAGGCTGCGGCGATCCTGAACAACGCGTTTGACACCGCTTACCCGGTTGGTGACGGTGCGGCGCTTTGTTCTTCGGCGCATCCCTCGCTGTCTGGTAACCAGCGTAACCAGCTTTCTGTTGCGGC